AAAACTTTTTACAAATGCTGTATGATGACAAAGTCCAAGATGGTGATATAATATTCTTGCAAGACTTTTGGACACCAGGAGTCGAAGCCATTTGGTATGCATTAGACCTATATGGCTATAAGAACGTAAAGGTATATACAATGCTACATGCACAATCAGTAGATGAATATGATTTTACATATCCTATGAAGGATTGGATGAGACCATATGAATTAGGTTTAGATAAAAGATTAACTGGTATATTTGTAGGAAGTTCTATTCATAAAGAACAATTAAGAGCGGCAGGATTTGAAGCTCCAATACATGTTGTTTCATTACCAATACATAAACAAGCAACATTAGAAAAACTACCAACAGGAGAATATACAAAGAAAAATACAATTGTATATTCATCTAGATTAGATAAAGAGAAGAACCCTTTCTTTATGATGAAAGTTGCAGAAGCGTTTCTAAATAATCATCCAGATTATGAATGGCACGTAACTACATCAGGAAAAGGATTCAAAAGTATGTTACCAGGCGTCGTAGATGCATTAGAAGATTTAGCTGATGAACAACCTAGATTTAAATTAATGACGGGATTAACAAAAGAAGAATATTATACAGAATTAGCAACTTGTAAAATTCAATTTAATTCTGCATTACAAGATTATGTATCCTGGACAGTTATTGAATCAACTGCATTTGGTGCTGATATAGTATTTCCATATTTTAGAAGTTTTCCAGAATTTATAGATGCAGATAGAATGTATAAACCATTTGATGTTCAGGATGCATTAGAAACAATTGAAGATGCATTAGAAACACCTAAAGTTCATCCGCATATAGTTGATAGATCAGATTTAGGAAGACAAATGGAAGGTTATATTATTGCCAATGATTATGAAAATGAATTATGTATTTGGCATGAAAAAGAATTATGTGAATCATTACTAGAACAAGAAAAATAATATGAAAGATTTAATTTATTACCCATCATTATCTGCAGGAGGTTGTGCAGGAGATTTTAAAAAGAACAAAGAAGTTAAACCAGGACTCTCTTGTAGATTTTATGATAAGGATTTTCCTGAAAGATGGAGACATCCATATTTTCTAATTACTGCAGGACATCATTATAAATGGGCAGATGCAAGACAAAGATATGGATTAGATGATGACGTGTTAGTATTAGGTGATTCCGGAGGGTTTCAATTAGCTACAGGAGCAATTAAATGGGACCCATCATTTAAGAAAACTATATTTGATTGGTTAGAAGCAAATTGTGATTTAGGAGTTAATTTAGATATACCACCTAGAGCAAAATATGATGGAAAGTTTCATGAATGTATGGATATTAGTTATGATAACTTTAAGTATTTTGCAGATAATCAATCTGGTAAATGTAAATTCTTAAATGTTATTCAAGGTAATAATGTGGAAGAATATGAAACATGGTATCAAAAAATGAAAGACTTTGAATTTAATGGATGGTGTATAGGAGGAGCTCAGAAGAGAGTTACTATGTTCATGTCGGCATTAGTCCCAATGATAAAGAATAGAGAATTTGAAAAAGCAAGAAACCAATTTATACATGTATTAGGTATATCAAAGATATCAGATTTCTTTTTATTAAGCTTTTTTCAAAAGATGGTAAACAAATATCATGGAGGTAGAATACAAATATCAACAGATTCAAGTTCTCCAGGTTTATATCCTGTATATGGAACTCATTTACATTCTCCTCAATTAAGTAAAATGACTTTTACTGATTTATATTTTCCAAAAGGAGAAAATCTTCCGTATAATGCAGATGATTTAGTTCCTAATCCATTAGGACATCCAGTTTGTGAAGGAATGACTTTTGGTGAGGTATCAAATTATAAAGGAGATGTAACAATGAAGATGACATTAAATAATTTATTTGTATTTAACGAAACTGTTAGACAAGTAGAGGAAATAGTAAAATGTCATAATGAATTATTACAAACAGTAGTTCCAAGGGATTTCTATGCAATACTAATGAGCATGGAAGAAATGTTCCAAGACCCAGACAAGGCAATTCATATCTATAACAAGAATAGACAATTATATGATAAGTTTGGTGGTAGTACAAGAGATTTAGTAAACAATGAAGTATTTAATCAATTTTTCGAATAAAAAAAGGTAAACAATGGAAAAGAAACAATTAACAAGTTTTATTGATAAATATCATTTAGCAGGAAATGCAAATTCTGTTAGATTAGATATTGAAAATAAAAAAATGTCATGTAATTTTATTACTGACGATCAAAACGTAGTAGGATCAGTATCAATGGATAATTTTGATATTGAAGATGTAACATTAGGAGTATATGCAACTTCACAATTAACAAAATTATTAACTGCATTGGATAATGATGTTACAATGAGAGTTAATAATGCAGATGGAACCGCATTTTCGATTAATTTATCAGATAAGACAACAAATGTAACATTTATGTTAGCTGATTTATCGGTAATTAGACAAGTACCAGCGATGAAACAATTGCCAGATTTTAATGTTAAAATTAAATTAACAAAAGATTTTGCAGATAAGTTCGTTAAATCAAAGAATGCATTACCAGAAACAGAAAATTTTGCAATTGAAAGTGATGCGTTAGGAACTAACATGATTCTAAATTATTCAACCTTGAATACAAATAGAATTACATGGCCAACAACTCCTGAAGGAGAGCAAAGTGATCTTAAAGCAACATGTTTTTCAGCTAATTTATTTAAAGAAATACTAGTTGCAAATAAAGATGCAGAAGAAGGATTTATAGAAGTTTCTTCAGCAGGCCTTGCAAGAGTATCATTTACAAGTAAAGATTATTCATCAACTTATTATCTAGTACAATTACAAGCTAATTAATATGTTTGGAAACGTAGAAAATACATTATGGGTTGAAAAGTTTCGACCAAGTACATTAGATGGATATGTTGGTAATGAATTAGTTATTAGCAAAGTAAAGTTATATCTTGAAAATGGAGATGTTCCTCATTTATTATTTTATGGAGGAGCTGGAACTGGTAAGACAACATTAGCTAAGATAATTGCAGGTAATGTAGATGCAGATATCATGTATATAAATGCATCTGATGAGAATAATGTTGATACTGTTAGAACCAAGGTAAAGAATTTTGCAAGTACAATTGGATTTAAGCGATGGAAAATTGTTATATTAGATGAAGCAGATTATATGACTCCAAATGGTCAAGCTGCATTAAGAAATCTAATGGAAACATTTTCTAAAACAACTAGATTTATATTAACATGTAATTATGTTGAAAAGATAATAGACCCGATACAATCTAGATGTCAAGTATTTGGAATCACTCCACCTAATAAAAAAGAAGTAGCAAAAAGGATTGTTGAAATCTTAAAAGATGAGAATGTAGAATTTAAAATGGAAGATCTGGTAACTCTAATCAATAGTGGGTATCCAGATATTAGAAGAGTTCTTAATTCAGCTCAAAGACAAGTAATAAAAGGTAAATTAGAAATAGATAAAGAGAGTTTAGTTCAAGCAAATTATATGACTAAATTATTAAATATCTTACAAAAAGAAGATAAGAAAACATGTTTTCAAAGTATACGTCAATTAATAAATGATAGTAAGGTAAGAGATTTTACTGCATTATATAAATTTTTATTTGATGAGATAGATGAATATGCAAAAGGACATATTGCAAGTGTTATATTGATATTAGCTGAATCACAATATCAAGATGCATTTGCAGTTGATAAAGAAATACATATCATGGCCACTATGGTCAAACTAATTAATGAATTAAAATAGGGAAAAAATGGGAAAAGTTATAGGAATGGGTGGAAAAGACCAACCAAAAACAAAAGTAAAGTTAGATCTTAATGATTTAACAGATATTGTTTGTGAAAATTGCGAAGGAAAATTTTTCAGACAAGTAAGTGCATTTAAGAAGATATCACCATTAGTATCACCTACTGGTAAGGAACAAATCATTCCAGTACCAGTATTTAGATGTGATGAATGTGGACATATTAATAAAGAATTCTTACCAGTAAAAAGTAAATAAATTAATAACAATTAAAAGTAAATAAATTATGGCAAAAAAATTAATATTCGGACATGACGCAAGAATAGAATTATTATCAGGCGTAGAACAATTAGCAAAAGCAGTTTCATCTACATTAGGGCCAAAAGGTCGTACAGTTGTATTAGAAAGTCAATACGGTGGAGGACATGTTACAAAGGATGGCGTAACAGTAGCTAAAGAAATTGAATTAGAAAACCTAGTTGAGAATTCAGGAGCACAGATGGTTAAAGAAGCTGCATCAAAGACTAATGATGAAGCAGGTGATGGAACTACTACAGCAACTGTATTAGCACATACAATACTTAAAGAAGGTTTTAAGAAAATTGCAAATGGTGCTAATCCAATCGAATTGAAGAGAGGAATTGATATAGCAGTTCATAATGTAGTAAATTATCTTAAAGATAATGCAAAACCAATTAGTAGTAATGAAGAAATTGGACAAGTAGGAACTATATCAGCTAATAACGATTTATCAATTGGAACAATTATTGCAGAAGCTATGGAAAAGGTAGGTAAAGATGGAATAATTACTGTAGAAGAAGGACAAACAGCAGAAACTGAATTAGAACTAGTAGAAGGTATGCAATTTGATAAAGGATATTTATCTCCATATTTTGCAACAGATGCAAATAAAATGGAAACAGAATTAGAAGATGTACTTTTACTAATTATCGATAAAAAAATATCAACTATGAAAGAGTTATTACCAATTCTAGAGCAAGCAATGCAATCTGATAAACCTATATTACTTATTGCAGAAGATGTAGATGGAGAAGCTTTATCAACTTTGGTTGTAAATAAAATTAGAGGTAGTCTAAAAATTGCAGCAGTAAAAGCTCCAGGTTATGGAGAAAGAAGAAAAGAAATTCTCGAAGATATAGCTATATTAACAGGAGGAACAGTTATTTCAGAATCTCAAGGTCATACATTAGATGATGCAACAATGGAAATGTTAGGAGCATCTAGTAAGGTTGTCATCACTAAAGATACTACAACTATTATAAACGGTAACGGATCAGGAAATGCAATTGCTAAGAGAATTGGACAAATTAAAACCCAGATAGAAAATACACAATCAGATTATGATAAAGAAAAATTATCAGAAAGATTAGCCAAGTTATCAGGTGGAGTAGCATTAATTAAAATTGGAGCAGGTTCTGAGCTTGAAATGAAAGAAAAGAAAGATAGAGTAGATGATGCACTTAATGCAACAAAAGCTGCAGTTCAAGAAGGAATTATTGCTGGAGGTGGAGTAATATTAAGAAGATGGGTAAATAATGACCCTGAAATATATGATAACGCAGATCAAGAATTAGGTGGTAATATTGTTGAAACCGCTTGTCATGCTCCATTTAATATGATTATGGAAAACGCCGGACTTAATGCAGATGTTATTTTTAATAAGCTAGGACCAGAAAAATATACAAAAGACTCGACACCTACTAATCAAACAGAAGGATATGATGCAAGAACAGATAAAGTAGTCGATATGATAGAAACAGGAATTATTGACCCAGTTAAAGTAACTAGAGTTGCTTTAGAAAAGGCAGCATCTGTTGCAGGAACAATGTTAACTACAGAATGTGTTGTTACTAATATACCAAAAGATGAACCAGAGCAGCAACAAATGCCAATGATGTAATATGAATGAAAAAACTATAGAACAAGTAACGGAATACGTATATAAAAATTATCGGACGTATAAAGATAAGAAATTAATTATTAGAGAAAAATCAAATTGCTTTCATATATTGATGCATAAAGATGCATCACCTTTAATATTAGGTAAAAGTATATTAAAATAATATGAAAAAGCCAGCTACAATATTTGATCATATAACACAATTGACTCATAAGAAAAAAGAATGGAATCAATTGTCAGAAACCGATCAAAAGTCATTTACTCCATATATTATTAATAGATGGTTGTCGATGCATCCTGACTTAATTGAAACGATTGATTTATTCCAACAATATACAATCGGTCCTTTAAGTAAAAAACATGTATATCAATTATATTATGAGATATTACCGAATGCTAATGTTAGAGCGAAGTATATTAAGGGAAAAAAGGTGGATAAGTATAATAAAGAACTTGTTAAGATAGTAAAAGACCACTATGAAATTAATTCTCGCGAAGCGGAAACATATATAAGTTTGTTTAAACATACAACTATGGGAGTACAAAATCTTATTAATATGTTAGAGTTATATGGTAAAACAGAAAAAGAAATAAAAAAGTTATTAAAATGAGAGCAATTAAAGATACACCTAGAGTAGATTTCAAAGAAACAGAATCAACAGGAAATGCAGCAGTAGATTACTGTGAACAAAATTATCCAGAAACATGTAAAGAATTTAAACAAATATTAAATGATCAATATGTTTTATTTTGTAAGAAACAAAAGAATTATGGACCTGGTAACATATCAATAGGAACTGATTTAAAAACAGATGGTGATGTAAAATTATCATTAACTGGTTTATGGTTTAGGATAAATGATAAAGTACAAAGATTAAAACAATTAATTATATTAGGTCATAAAGATGAAGTAGGAGAATCTGAAAAAGATACGTTCCAAGACCTATCAGTTTATGGTATTATTGCTCAGATAGTTTCCAAGAAGGTATGGGGTAAATAATTAGGAATTACGAGATTTTTTACTTATATTAATAATATGAATAAGTTCCTGAAATACAACCAAAGAGAACCTGCAAAAGGTGATAAAAGAATATCATACTCACAATTTGCAATGTATTCAACCTGTCCAAAACATTGGGAATTAGCATATGTTAAAGGGTTAAGAACTTTTAGTCAATCAATACATACTATATTCGGAACAGCATTTCATGAAACATTACAAAATTATTTAACTGTGATGTTTAATGAGTCTGTTAAGAAAGCTAATGAAATTGATATTAATAAATACTTAGCAGATCAAATGCATTCTTTATATAAAGAAGCTGTTGAAAAAATGGATGGAAAACATTTTAGTACACAAAGAGAATTAAATGAATTTTATTCTGATGGTGTTGCAATTCTTGATTGGTTCAAAAAGAAAAGAGGACAATATTTTTCATCAAAAAATGAAGAACTAATTGGTATAGAAGTTCCAATATATCATCCAGTTAATGAAACTAATGATGTAGTAATGATGTTAGGTTATTTAGATATTGTAGTTAGAGATAAACGTGATAATAAAATAACAATCATTGATATTAAAACTAGTACAATGGGATGGAATAAATATCAAAAAGCTGATAAGACAAAGACATCGCAATTGGTATTATATAAAAAGTACTTTGCAGAACAATATGGAT